TCAGAGTTTTCAAATAAACCATAAGCAACACCTCCAGCAAAACCACCAGAGATTTGTCCTAGCATATCATCAAAATCTAAATCCATAGATCTGTTTAAGAAAAGCATGTTTTCTTCAATAGCTCCTTGAGTATCAAGATTTTTAAGTACTTGATCAAAGTCAGAGATACCAGTACCACCGTTAAATCCGGTCATAACATTACCTCTAGCTGTGATAGCAGCAAATAAACCTTCAGAACCATGAGCAACAGCAGCACCACCAGCAGCTGTAAATCCTGGTACGTTTGCTGAGCTAGCAGCAAAGTTAATACCAGCAGCTCCAGCAGCTAATTCTGATTCAACCATTGACATTTCTAAATAGTCATCAAATCTTAATCTTGTTTCAGACTCAGATTTTAAATACCATAGGTATCCTGATGTACCATCTTCTGTGGCAACTTCTACCCATCCAATTTGTGCAGTATCAGAACCGTTGATTTCATATCTATCTTTTATGATAATCGGTTGGTTAGAATACTGAGTAAATTGTGGTTCAATTGATTTGCTTCCTGACGCTGTACCTTTTGCAAAGATAGAACCGTAAACAAATACTTTTAAGTTACCAACTAGTCCTAAAGCATCCCAGTTAGCAGCTTGAAAAGGATAAGCTGTAATATTACCAGCAGCAACTGCACCAACAATACCTTTAACAGTAACTCCAGTAACTGGGTTCATTATTACTACAGTATCATTTGGAAAAATTGAGTTTTGAATAGTACCAGCGTTAGCAGGAATAGTGATAACAGCTAAACCGTTACCAGTTAAAGTACATCCTGTGTACGCGATGTGTAATCTATTTTGTTCAGACCAGATAACCTGATCAGACGTCATTGGCATTTCAGCGCCAACCATTCTTAAGAAACCATTTAAAGTCCTGTTTCCATATCTTTCGACTTCAGCTTCGTATACCTCTGGTAAATATTGTTGAGCAAAGTCATTTGCTCCACCGTTAAATGCCAAATAGTTACTAGCTAGGGTTTGTGGCGCTTGGGAAGGTATTAAGTTTCCAAATGCCGGATTTAATGTAGCCATTTTGTAATTGTGTTTTTAGTTAAATTTTTTAGTTTTAATTCTCAGTTTTGAACTATCTAAACCACTAACCGCTTTTACTTTTAATCCATTAACAAATACATCACCAGTAGGACTTTCTCTTACTTCTGTTTGTACGTTTTTAGATTTAGCAGCAACATCTCTTATAGCATCAGCTTTACCTTGCTCATAAAAATGTTGTGCAATAGTATCCACGTTTTCAGCAGCATACATAGCTTTATGATAACCTTTAACATCTGTTACATCACCTTTATCGTTTAAGAACTTCTTAACTACATTAGTAATATTAGATTGTTTTTCTGCAACTACTTCAGGATTTTTAACTCCGTATCTAAATTTCTTTTCTCCTACATTGAAGTCAAAACCTTTGAATTCTTTTGAGAAATAATTTTTAGTGTTAGATTTAAATCTTTCGTGTTGCTCTTGAGCAGATTCTTGCTCTTGGTTATAGCGATTAAAAAAGTCCATAGCTTTTTGTTGGTCTTGAGTAACGCCGGGTCTCAACTTGATCTCCTCGTAATATTGACTCTTTAAACCTTCTAAATGCTTACGTGCTTTTGCAACCTCTTCTTTATATGCGAGTTTTTTCTTACGAATATCTCGCTCTTCATCCACTTCTTCATCAAAAGAAAAATTATCTTCCATCATGAAATTAATTTCTTCTGAGTCTAAGTGTGACTTAGCTTGTTTGTAATACTCTCTTAATAAAGTATCATTGTCTACGTTAGAATAATCTGCATTTAATCTTACATAATCTTCTAATGTTCCACCTGTTTCTTTCATAAAGTCTACGACTTTTTCTATGTTTTCAGGTAGTTTAGCTATTTCTCTTACTTCTTCAGGTGTAGGAGCAATAACCCTTTCTTCAATTTTTTCACCTATTTGTTGTATTTCTTCTTCAACTTTTTCTTCAATAGGTTTTATTTCTTCTTCGATAATTTCAGTAACCGGGTTGGATTCTTGTACTTCCACATCTTCGCTGGACCGTACTTTTTCATCCACTTTTTGTATATCTCCGGTTCGTTTATCTTCAGGTAGTTTTCCTGTTTCTTGCTTTGGAATGGCATCTGATTCTGTTTTTTTAGATAAATCAACTTTTATTGGTTCATCTTTTTTTACTAGATTTTTAGGTTTCTTTTTAATTTTAAAAGTACCTTCTTCTTTTACTTTTTCTGACATAATATAATATAATAAAAATTAATAAATAGGTTTATTGAGGTGAAAACTGCTCTAAACCAAATCCGTCTAGATTATCATTACCAGCCGATTCAAAATCTGTAGGTAATAAATCATTTTGACGTTGTTCAATCATTTTTGATTGTTGTGTTGCTTGTATTTTAGTTCTTTTGTCTTTACGATCTTCTATGAACTGTTCTTTTTGTCTATCGGTATTTATTTTAGCTTGAGCTAATTGTAATTGATAGTTGAATTCTTCAGCCATTAATTGTTTTTTAATCATAGCTTCTTGTTCCATTCTTTGTATTTCAAATTGAGATTTAGCTTGCTGTATCTGTATTTCAGTATTAGCTAAAGCTTCTTGTTTTTGAACTTCATTCATAGCCGCCTGTTCAGAAGCTTGCATATTGGCTTGTGCTTGAGCTTGTATCTGCTGTTGTTGTGCGGCTTGATCTTGTTTTTGTTTTTGTATTCTTCTATATTTTAATATTTGATTAGCTAATTGTATATTTTTAACCTCTCTAATATCAATAGCGTCTTCAAGATATATTTGACCTGCTTGTAAAGCTACTTGTATGTTTTGCTCAAGTAAAGCTTTATCTTCTTCTTCTGGCTCTAATTCTAAATAAATACCAAAATCATATAAATGAAGGTTTTTTAATTCATCTAAATTTTGTGTGTTAGTTAAAGAAATACTTTGCATTAAAGCTTGTTTAGTTAAATCAAACTCTAACGCATCAGCTAATCTTAACGATATGTTTTCGCATGTTCTTAATGTTAAATATAAACTAGCATCTACAATATGTTTAGTAGCTATATTTGAAGCATTGGCAGCCATTTTTTGCAATCCGACCAATGCGTCTTTGTCTGGTAAACTGCCGTCTCTTGCTTCATTAAGACCTGTTACGTCTCTAATCATTTGTAAATAATATTGGTAAGTGTTTACAAGTGATGCTATTTTTCCGTTTGCACTAGATGATTGTAATTCTTGAATAGGTACTTTGCCTCTATTAGGATCACCATCTTGTGTTAAGCTTCTACCAACTATGCTACCAGTTTGGAAATACATGTTTAAAGCTTCTTGTGGATTATAATTTGTTCCGTTGCCTAAATCAACCTCTGCTAAACCATCTACATCTACAAATACACCATCTGGTACCATCCTTGCAATTACTTGTTGTAATTTTAATGATGTTAATTGTATCATGTCAGCAAAACCAGTAATACGGCTTACAAGCGATTCTACACGACCTTGGTACATATGAGGCGCACATAGAGCATAATTCATGTTAACTTTAGTTAAATCACTTTTAGGTCTTGTCATATTTTCAGCTAACTTCCACTCTAACATTTGTGGAACGCCCATAACTTTACAACCACTAAATAAAACTTCGATACTTCTTGAAACTCTATCAAAATTATCACTTTGTGGAGGATTAAAAGTATCTGATTTTACTAAAGCTTTTTCTAAACCTTGATCAGTCTTTTTTATTTTAAATACTTGATCAACAAAAGTTTTGTATTCAAAATATAATACTTGAACTAAATCATTATCGTAGTTTGGTTGAGCTATATAACCTTGACGACCAGGATATTTTACTAATCTTTGTAATTCGTCTTCTGTTAAGTAAGGAAATTGTTTTTTTATTTCAGCTAATGTTAAAGATTTAATTTCACCAACGTAATATATATCTTCAAAATTAGGATCATTAGTATAAGAATAAACTAAATTAGCAGGATCTACATAATCTACAACAACTCCTTCAGATTTGTTAAAACTAGTTTTTACAGCACCAATACCAATTGTAACAATATCATTTACTAATCTTTTTTTAGTCAATTGATATTTATTAAATGCTAACGTATTATTTATAGCTTCTTCTTCAGCAATTTCTACAGACTGCTTGTAGTTTAATTGCATATGTATTTCTAATTCTTCTTTTGACTGTGGTAATGTTTTTTTATCAGAATTATATAAATTCATTCCTGTAGTCTGTTCAATTTCATCAAGATATTCTTGACCCATCATATCTCTATATATACCACCTACATAATCAGTTCTTTGTTTTAAAGAAAAAGGATCTTGAGCATAAGCCTTTAATTCATAATCTTTAGATGCAATACCATTTGTTACTATATCTACAAACTTAGGTATAATTGGAACTGGCTTCCAGTCTAAATTTAAATAAGACAAATCACCATTAACAGATAATTCGTCTTTATATTTTTGAACAGATTGTTCTCCTCTAGCATATAATCTTAGCCTGTTATAATTTTGATAACCTGTTTGCCATTTGTTACTATTAACTTTTCCGCCTCTAAACCACTCATATTCAATAGCTTGCCCAACTAGCAAACCATACTCTAAACTTTTCTTTTCTTCCTCAGATACCATCTGACTTGGAAATGCGCTGTTAACACTAGTATTAATCATCTAATTAATTATTTTTGATTCAAACCCTTTGTTATCATATTTAGCAAAATTTAAATTAAGTTTTGCTTTTGTAACATCAGCAACTGGTCTATATTTATTTTTATTGCAAGCCATGATAGCTAAGCCAGAGCTTATTGATGCGTCATGTTTTGTTCTATTGTTTATGTCAAACGCCGCCCAGTCTTCTAATGTTCTTTGAAAATACATTGTACCGTACTGTTCATTGTTAAATCCAACAAACATCTCAATGTAAGCTTCAATAGCTGCGGCATGAGCTTGTTTTACGTCTTCACTTGAATTAGGTATACCACCTATTTCTTTTTCAGTTATAGACATTTTATGTATTGTTTTATCAGGTCTATTCATAGAATAACCCCTGTAACCTCTACGTTTAAAATGGTATAATAATCTAGGTTTATTATTTTCTGCAAGTATTGGCATCCCATAAAATATGCAAGCCATAAGTACATCTTCAAAAAATATTTCTGCAGTCTGAGGTCTAGCTATATATTCTAAAAAGAATAAATTTGGTGGAGCGTCTTCCATGCTAAACTTAGTTAAACCATGTAAAGAACCTTTTGATCCTCTACCATCTACAGTACCTGATATATCATAACTGTCACAACCAAAAGCTCCCATGTGTTCGTTGCCAGGATACTTTCTACCATTTTTTATAACAACTCTATTTTGTTGATTCATATTAGGTACCCAAGAAACATAAAATCTACCTTGTTTACTTGGTACAAAGCGAACCTTAGTATCTTTAATCCCGTCAATCCATTGAAAATTACCTTGAGTTACAACGTTAGAATTTTTTAAATCTTCATTATAATCTATTTGTTCGTAAATCTTAGTTAGATTAAATAAAGATTGTTTTGTTTCATCTCTAAAAGCATGTTTCTCTGTACGTGGAAACTGTCTATATAACTCATTAAGCGCATCAGGATCTTCCTTAAGACCATCTACTTCATTTTCCCAATGTTCGATAACACCGATTTCAATTGGGTAACCGTCTGGACCTTTTTTTGGTTTTTCTGGCGTCTCGAAGACAGGTAACCCATAAGAATCAATGTATCCTTCGTAGTTCCATTCCATAGGTATGAACAAGCTATATAATCCCGAGCTAGTCT